ATGGCAAAAATTAATTTAAGTATTATTCACAATCGTTTGAAGCGAGCGACCTCAAAACATGAAGTTTCGGTAGAATTATGCTTTTGTGCCAAGCGTCAAAGGAAGTACTTTTCCACAGGCGTAAAAGTGACAACTACACAATGGTCTGATGCGTCAAAGATGGTTATCAAGAGAAAAGATGCGGATGAACTGAATGAAATCATACAGGCATACCGCACGAGAGCAAACGAAATCATCAGTAAGATGGTTAAGGAATGCTGTTGTGACTTAAATGTGATTATCTCACAGATGAATGGAGAAGACGAAGGAAATTCTTTCATCGAGTACTGCGAGAGAAGACGAAATGAGCGTAAGGTGTGCGAGCATACCAAGAAACGATATGATGTCTTTATTAAATTCTTGAAAACATGGGGAAAGATAAAGTCGTTTCAAGACTGCAATGTGTCGAAGGTGCGTGCGATGGATGAGTATCTTCACAGACAGGATAAGGCTCAATGTACCATCTACGACTATCACAAGTATCTCAAGTTGTTCATCAATGATGCGATGATAGACGGACTTATTGAGCAGAATCCTTATAAGTTTCTGCCATTCCATATTGGCAAGGGAGAAAAGCAGTATGTTGATTGTGTCACAGAAGAGCAGTTTGCTGCCATCAAGAAACTGAAACTTTCAACACCTCATATTCTCCATGCAAGAGATTTGTTCCTCTTCCAATGCTATACCGGACTTGCATATTCTGACCTTGCATCATTCAACTATGGCAACTGCGAGGAGATTGGCGGCAAGATGTTCTATCACGCTAAGAGAACGAAAACAGATACGGATTTCGTATTCCAACTTCTCAAACCTGCCCTGGAGATACTACAGAAGTATGACTTCAAGCTGCCTAGAATAACGAATCAGAAGTATAATGATTATCTGAAGGCGATCGGGCAGATGGTTGGCGTTGACAGACTGCATACCCACATGGGTAGAGCAACTGCTGCAACCTTATTCTTATCAAAAGGAATGCCTATCAATATCGTGGCAAGAGTGCTTGGTCACACAACCTTGCGTCAGACTACTAGATACGCACGTACACTTAATAAGGACGTACAATCTGCTTTCGATGCCCTCGAAGGCAAGATGTAAAACAATAAGGGGAGCCTTCGCAAAGAAGGCTCCCCTTTATCGTATCAGCCGACAAGGCTTTTGTCTCTTTCAGCAATCTTCTCGCTGATGATTTGCTTTAACTCCTTAACCACTCCTTCCTGTACTAGCAACTTTACTTTTGTTTCTGCTAGTTCTTTCAGCAGTTTTTCGTCCGTCTGCTTGTCTGCATCGTAAAACATACTGCCTCTGCCACAAAGTAGCCAATCTGCTGATATGTCTACGTATGTAGTCAGTATTCTGTCTATAAACTCCATCGAGGCTCCTTTGTTCCGTTAAGATAGTTGTTCGTAGCAGCAGGTTTTGCTCCGATAGCGTCAGCAAACCCTCTGTTAGACAGCCTGTAATGGTCTTTTATCTCGTTGATTCTATCTCTTAATCCTTCCATACTGATAGTGTTTATAAATGTGTAAATACGTAAATTAACTATAAATTAATGCATATATCCTTGGATATTTGTCTACAAACATGTATCTTTGCATCCGTAAACGAGATTAAAACTCGTTCTAAACAGATTTATGGTGCAAATATACAAAAAATAATATGAATAAAGTCGTAAAAATAGAAAAAATATTGATTGATAAAGATAAAATTCCTAAAATCATGAAAATTTTTGGTTGTGGCAAGACTACTGTCTACAATGCTCTTGCTTACCGGAGTAATAGCCAACAGGCTCAGGACATTCGTTCCTGTGCTCTGAATCGCTACGGAGCAGAGCCTGTTAAGGTGCCACAACTAGTGAGTGTGTAAATGTGTGAAATATTTGGCTGTTGAACTTTTAGATTAGTTATTAATACAAAATGCGTTTTAAATTGGATATGCGTGAGCATAGAGTTAAACGATTGCTTAAGAAAGGTTCTTTTTCTTATTTGTAAACTATCAATTCACTCTTGTGCGTGAGCATAGGAGTGATACATGGGAATCGAGCTAGCTCACTCGGAGTGAGCGGGGAAACAACCCGAGCAAAGGCGTTCAACTCACCTCGAATCCCCAAAATAGTTTTGGATATTGTTATTATAATGTTTCTTGAAATCGTTAGGTGTGGAGCGGTATAGACCCAGTGGCAATATAAGTTGTTTGCGTTGAATTCATGCGCCACGAACCAGAAGGAAATGTTGTGGTCGAGCATTCTACCAGCACCTTTCGTTTTATACCTTATTATATATAGCGATTTCCGGAACAATCCCATTGCCCTTTTTGGACATAAGTTCTTTGACATATTGGAAAAGTGTAAAGTCGAATAGTGTTAAGTCATTATAAGGGGATCCCCGAGCATCAGTCTTTACTGACTGATAGCTAAAGCGGTGAGCATGGCTCTTAAATTCATGGTAGCGCATGATGCCGTTATCCACCGATGGTGTAATTGGTTAGCACGCCCGAAACTGTTTTGTGTAAATCCTTAATACATTCTTATCAAATCGGGAAGTTGGGTCCGAATCCTACAGGTGGACTATTACGTATTTGTTTGTTGTGTATGATTATTCGCTGCAGCGGCAGCGACTTCATTGTACAAAGAAAAACTTTTAAATTAAACTTCCTGCTCGTCTGTGAGGATAGGCAGGTTTTTCTTAAACTTCAAAATCAATGGCTTATGATAGATTTATCCGAACCTACTCTCCGAAAGTACCGGAGAAAGGTTCTCGAAATATACAGAGAACTCGAAAGAAACCCTTGGGCACCCCTAGGAATCTTCGAGTCAAAGCTGAGGAAAATAAATATCCTCAACTCTAAAATTAAAAATGTGTCCTCAGACATCGGAAAGCCCGAGGGCGAGTATTCAAACTTTACAAATGATAATTACATGCAATATGGGTTTAAAAAGAAAAACTCCTCTCAAGAGGACACCTATAAAGAAGACTCCTTGGGATAAAGCCAAGAAGGAACAGGAAAAGAAGAAGGCGAAAGCCGGACTTAGTAAGCCAGCACTTATTAAGAGGCTCGACAGATGGTTTTCACTCTACATAAGACTTCGTGACGTAAACGATGAAGGCGTGTTTCAATGCCCAACTTGTAGGCGTATCTTACCTTTCTCAAAAGGCGACGCAAGCCATTATTGGGGGCGCATTCACATGGCAACGAGATTTGATCCGGACAACGTGACTATCGAATGCCAATATGATAACAGATTCAACAGCTCTCATCTGATATACTTGGGCAAGTATCTAGAAAAGAAACTTGGTCCAAAGAAGATGGAACTGCTAGAATGGAAACATCGCCAAGTCAAGAATTGGTCTCTTTTCGAGCTGCAAGAACTCATCGAGTTCTACAAAAAGGAAGTTGAACGGCTAAAAAAGGAGAAGCATTATGACGAATGGTCTAAGAGTATGTAAGGTTTGTGGCAAAGCTAAGCCGATGACAGATTTTTATGGTAAAATACATACTTGCAAAAGATGTGTTTGCCGTAGGAACAATCAGAAAGTAGTGAGCCGAAATTTGGAGAGACAACCAGACTTACAAGGTGAGGTTTGGATGGATATTGTTGGTTTTGAAGGACTATATAAGGTCAGTAATCTTGGGCGTGTTCGTTCTTGCAGAACGGGCATAATTATGATTCCTCAGCCACTTAAAGATGGGTATTTGAGGATTCGTTTAAGAAAAGATGGAAATGACTTTCCTTTCTTAGTTCATCGTCTTGTTGCCATAGCATTCATTTCGAATCCAAACAACTACGAAACGATAAATCACAAAGACTTCAATACTCAGAATAATTGTGTAGAAAATTTGGAGTGGTGTACACAGGAGTACAATAATAAATATAGTCGTGATGCTGGTCATTACCATTATTCCGAAAAGGCTAGAGCCGCTGCAAAGCGAAACAGAAAAATCTCTGATGATTTAGCTGTAAAAATCTTCGAGGACTACAAGAAAGGGATAAAACAAGCTAATTTAGCATCAAAGTATGGCGTAACAAGTGCCTTTGTTTGTAGGTTAGTACATGGTAGATGCAGAACCGAGTACACTAATCAATCTTTAGAGAAAGACTTAAAGATGAAGTTTTCTGATGATGAGATAATATCCATGAATGAATCCTTCAAAAATGGCATATCTTTAAAGAGTATTGCAGAAAGGTTTGGTACTTCAAGAACTTATGTCAGTTCTCTTGTGTTCGGAAGATCCGAACGCTCTAGGAGACTTATTGAAAAGGGTTTAATGACAATACCTAAAGTAGAAAAGTCAATCCCGCAGAAAGTACTTTATAAGGATGAAATACTAAAATTGCATTCAGAAGGTATGAGCCTTCGAAAAATCAGATTAGTCTTAGGAATTAAAGGACACAGTATTGTAGCAGAAGTAATAAAAGAATTTAAAGATAAAAATAATGAGTAAATCAGGTACAAAAATCAATGTAGAATTGGTAACACATGGGTGTTTCCCTACGAAGTCGTACGAGACGGATGCCGCTTACGACCTTCATTGCAGCAAGGACACGGAAGTAATTCCAAACAAACGCTTTTACGTTCCGCTCGGGTTCAAGATACAACTTCCTTCAAATATGAAGATGCTGATTCAGCCACGTAGTGGTATGTCGGGCAAAGGAATGTTGTTAGATGTTTATTTCCCTTCATGGCTCCTACATGGCTACTATCTAGGCAAGGTTAGAGCAAACCTTGATGTGATTCTCGGTTTGATTGATTGCGGCTATGGCGAAGAAGTCCATGCTATCGTCAAGTCGGGCAGATGGAGGTTAAAGCATCGCATCATGCGTATGCTCGGTTTCAGTTTATCATCCCTTATTCCCTACGCATCTGCAAGCGCCTTCACTTACGTTCCAGATACTAACTTGGAACTTGGCAAGGTAACCGGCACTCGTAGCGGTTTAGGATCAACAGATAAGAATTAGTTTTTAGCGTTATTTTTCATAAATTTGAATTTATTTTATCCTGCTCGTCCGTGAGGATAGGCAGGTTTTTAAAAAACGAAATCATGAAAAAGAATATCAGACAGAATTTCTTCAATCATATCAAGAAGGTACTTGATATAGTTGATAAAATGGGGGATGAGGCAAAGCATTTCCGTTGCATCGTCCTCATGGGTGACAGAACCATTCCGAAGGCATACGCATTCATGCACGCATCGCCCGAAGACCTCAAAAACCTTATCTTGAATGCAATGCGAAATAGCGACCAGTTCACCTACGCTACTGCAAGAGCATTCGAGGAATACGATAAGGAACTGAGAGAAAAAGAAGAAACTTTAAACAAAGATAAAAATGAAGAAAATCCTATTCAAGACACTTAAACTGCACAATTTCTGTGGCATCCGTGCCGGAGTCTTCGATTTTGGAGAAGACTTAACCGTTATCTCGGGAGACAACGGAAGAGGAAAGAGCACTATCGGCAACGCCATCATGTACACATTGTTCGGTACTGATACCAACGGCATGCAGCTCGACATCAAAACCTTCGATGAGAATCATAATATTATCAAGGAGATAGAGCATTCATCCGAGTTGGTTATGTTGGTAGATGGTGATGAAATCTCGTTCAAACGAGTTCTGACCGACAAGTGGAAAGGTGATAAATGCACCAACACCTTCAAGTACTATGTTGATGGAGAATTGACTACCCACGGAGATTTCAGCAACGTAGTTGACGGAATCTTCCAAGAAGACCCATTTTCGTGGTGCATCTGTCCTAATCTGTTCCTTGGCATGACTTGGCAGAATCAGCGTGCATTCCTTCAGTCTTTGGCAGGTGATATTTCAGTCGAAGACATCACGAAGGGCGAAGAGAAGTATGATTATCTTGTTGAACTCCTCAAACAGAAAGATATTGATGCCATCCTTCACCACCTCAAGCACAAGCGTACAGAAGTTCAGAAGGAACTCGATGCGGTTCCTATCAGACTTGCCGAACTCGACAAGACCCTTCCACCAAAGCAGGATTGGAAGGCCTTGGGTACAGAAGGGGATGAGCTGCAAGAAAAGTTGGCAGAGATAGGCAACAAGATTCAGCAGATTCGCACCGGTGGAGCAGACAGGGTTCGACTTGACGGAATCCGTAAGAAAATTGAATTTGCTGAAAAACGCAAACGGATGATGGAGCAGGGCGCATACAAGGAGTCTACCGATAACATGACCAAGCACCAAAGCGATATTCTCAACGCCAACGCAGCCTTCAATAAGGCAGAATCTACGATTGATAACCTCAAAGCAGTCATGAGTAGCTATCCTGCCACAGAGGTTCAGATAAACGCTCAGATTGAAGATTGTAAGAAAAAGGTTAGCGACTTAAACAAACGTAGCGATGAGATTGCCAAGCGCACTTGGGAATGGGATGATAAGGAAGGCTTTTGTCCTCATTGCGGTCAAGCTCTCCCTCTCGGTGAGGTTCAGTTCCTCAAACAGCAATCTCAGAGCCTGTTCAACTCTCGCAAGGCAGAGGATATGAAGGAACTCAACAATGAGTTTGCCAAACTCCAAAGCGCATACACCGAACTCAACAAAGAGTTGGATAAACTGAATGATGATCGTCAGACCACCACAAACCAACTCGTCAAGGCTCATCAGGCGCTCAAAGATGCCGAAAAGCATAAGGCAGAAGTTGATGCTGATGTTCCACGCACATACGAGCAGATACTTTCCTCAAAAGAAGAGTATCAGCAGGTTGTGAAAGAGATTGGTGAGTTGCAGGCAGAACTCGACAAACCATCAGATAGCAATGAGGATAACGACAAGTTACTTCAATCACTCGATGAAGAGCGAAAGCCGCTTTCCGACAGGTATAATGAAGTCCTCGAACTCCTTGCCTCAAAAGCATCTTACGACAACACAATGACTCATATCGAAGCAGCACAGAAGGATAAAGCCATCTTCCAGGAGCAGCTTGATGATATTGATGATAAACTCAACATCACCAACGAGTTCTATCAGTTGTCTTGCAAGGCTCTCGAAGATAAGGTCAATCAGCACTTCCGTTTCGTAAAATGGAGTCTGTTCCTTCCAAAACTCGATGGTGAGAAGAAACCTTATTGCGAATGTTATCACAATGGTGTGCCTTACATCCGCCTCAATGGTGCTGCCAAGGTGAATGCCGGAATCGACATCGCGCGCACTATCGGGCAGTTCTATGATGTATCGGTTCCTGTCGTGCTCGATGAATGCGAAAGTGTTAACCATCCGCTCAGTACAGGCGGTCAGCAAATCCGTCTGGTAGTATCGAAGGATGATAAACTAAAGGTTGAGTGTTTCGCTCGTGCCACAATGGATTGAAACGCATCATGCAAATCAAGACTAAGTTCGATATAGGTGATGCAGTCTATCTGCTCGATGGGTACAAAATCCGACATGCAAACATCGTTGGCGTATTCTTTCAGCAGATAGGCGAGGCACCTTGCTCTATTCAGTATAAGTTCGCAGTTTTCCCAACAAGGAAAGAAAGCGAAGTGTTTAAGACAAAAGAGGAATTAATCAAACATATAAGTAAATAAAAATCATGGCAGAAACAGCAGTAGCAAAGGCACAGCCTTCTCAGAAGGCAGTAGCAGTTAAGAATTTTCAGGCGGTAATGAATAATAGTTATTACCAAAGCCTGTTGCAGAGTTCACTTAAGGAGAATAAAGGTGCTTTTTGCACCTCACTTATGGAAATCTTTTCATCCGATGAAAAGTTGCTCCAGTGCAAACCGAATGACTTGATGGCTGAGGCTCTGAAAGCAGCCTCCCTTCGCTTGCCTCTCAATAAGCAGCTGGGACAGGCATATCTCCTTCCGTTCAAGAACAAAGGAGTAATGACTCCTACGCTCGTTATCGGTACGAAGGGTTATCTCCAGTTGGCTATGCGCACCGGCAAGTACGAGACAATCAACGCTGATGTAGTATACGAAGGTGAGTTCAACCATTACGACAAGGTTACAGGAAAGCTTGACCTTTCGGGTGCTCAGATTTCAAATACTCCAATCGGTTACTTCGCCTACTTCAAGAAGAAGGATGGTCTTACCAAACTTCTCTATATGACACTTGATGAGGTATGCCGCTACGCAAAGCAGTATAGTCCTACCGTTAAGTTCAGCGAAAAGGTTGATGCTGAGAAGCTGAAGGAAATGGCTCTCAAGCAGGCTGCCAACGGAAGTGGCGAAGGCGTAGGATGGTATTCCAACTTCGAAAGTATGGCCATTAAGACTGTTCTCAGAAGACTCCTGTCGAAGTGGGGAGAACTCTCTATCGAATCAAATGACATCACAAACCTTGATGAGGCTCCTTCTGCCATCGTTCAGCGTGATGAGGAGTTCGCCGAGGCAAAGAACGTTATTACGGTCAATGCTGATACAGGCGAAGTAGTGAATGCCGAAGAAGTACATGATGAGCAGCCACAACAGGCTCAAAAGTTTAGTTTGAGTTAAAATAAAAATAAGTTTTTTTATGAAAAAGTATATTGGAACAAAGGTTATTATGGCAGAGCCTATGACTATGACAGAAGCACAGAAAGTGTTGGTAGAGAACTTACACAATCAGCCATTGAGGAAAATGGCTATTTGGTAGAGTATGAGAACGGATATAAGTCTTGGTCTCCTAAGAGTGTGTTTGAGAAAGCCTATCGTGAAGTAGGCTCTGTTAACTTCGGTGGTGCTATTGACTTATTGAAGGCAGGTCTTGCGGTAAGACGCAAGGGATGGAATGGTAAGGGGTTGTTTATCGTGAAGCAGGTTCCTTCACACATTACAGGTGACATCATTCCTAAGATGCAGTCATTGCCACAGATTGCTAAGGACATTCTGATGAAGCGTGAGAATCCTAAAATTGACTACACCAATCAGATGCTTATCATCAATCCAGATGGCAGAGCAGATTCTTGGGTGCCATCGTCTAGTGATGTATTTGCAGACGATTGGGAAGTTGTAAATGAGTAGTTACTTTCCATCATTGTCATTTGAGAGTCGTATTGTAGTAGAAAGTTAAGTATGAAGTTAATAGTCGTAAATAGCAATAGTCTTGGCAGTGCTACGTACTGGAGGCTAGTAATGGTCAGCAGCTCTGTATAGAGGCAGGTCGTCCGTTGCAGGAAGTAAAGAAAGTTGCAAACCTCAAAACATCAAAATGCGTGGGAGTGATTATAAGTCACTCCCACGGCTGAAAGGCGATCATGCAAAAAATGCCAAAGACTTTCTCAAAGCAGGAATCGATGCTTACTCTACCGAAGAGCTATCCGAGAAATGCAAGGGAGTAAAAGGTATGATTAAAGAACAGACCTATCATCTAGGTGCTTTCAGTATCACCCCGATGAAGGTAGAACACGATGTGCCTTGTTTCTCTTTCCTCATTCATCATCCGGAAATGGGAACCATGATGTTTTTCACCGATTGCTACAATATGGAAAATGTAGTTCAAGGGTGCCGGTACTTCTTGGCAGAATGCAACTATGATGATTCTCTCCTAGAGAAAGCCGTAAACGAAGGCAAGACGATAGTCAGCCAAGCCGACCGCATCCGTCTTTCCCACATGAGTCTAGCTCACTCTATCGAGTATCTCAACGAATGCAAGGCAGCCAATACCGCCAAGCGCATCGTCCTCATTCATGGTTCAGCACGCCATCTTAACCCTGATGTTGCCGTAAACAAATTCCAGCAGGTCCTCGGTGTTCCAACCGACTATGCTTGCAAGGGTTTAGTAATCAATCTAATGTAATTATAATAATATGAGTGTATACAATCCTAATGATCCTCGCGACTATCTGAGAATCGTGAAGGAAGTTCAAAAAGCCAAAGAATGTGGGTATAATATCGAACTGAAGAAGTTCCACCCCATTCAGACCGATAAGCAGTCCAGTTATCTTCACTTCATGATTAGCTATCTCGCCCTAAAGTTAGGGCAGACCTTCTACGAAACGCTTCGTGATATTCAGCGCAATGTTTGCAGCTACATCTTCTATACCGATGATGTAGACAAGACAGGCAACCGCAAATACAAGCCTCTCACTTCCCTCAATACAGCAGAGGCTAGCAGCGTTATCCGAAACGTGATAGATTACGCAAATGTCCGCAGTATCATGATTCCGGAACCCGATGATCAGGTAGGCTTGCAGTATTGCAAGCGAGAACTCGAGAACTCTGGTGCCGGTTGGGTATAAATCATCAAAATCATATAGCTTATGAAAACGTTAAAGGAAATCCATTCGGAGGCTAATAAATATTCGGAAAGCGAACCACTTCAAGATGCTTTTGTAGCTGGTGCAAGATGGGCGCTTACGAGTAAGTATTACAAGCCTTCTGAGTTGTTCAATAACAATACCGAAGTGGAGACGGTAGACTTGGAGGTTGAAGAATCTTCAGCTATCATCCAAACTGAGCCAGCTCCAACATTTGAGGAGTTTTGGGAAGCTTATTCTTATAAAAAAGGTAGAAAAAAGGCAGAAGAAAAGTGGAACAGACTAAAGCTAGCCGATAAATTAGCTTGCATGGCAGCCGTTCCTGCTTACGTGGCATCGACCCGCAAGCCGACCGACCCGATCGTACCTCATGCTAATATACCCTTCCGCATGCATCCACTCACTTATCTGAATGGTGAAAGATGGGAAGACGAAATAGAAACACCTGTAAATTATGAACAACAACGGAATATCCAACGTTCAGAGCGCGCTGCCCGACTCATCGCGAGTGCCTATCATCAAGGATAAGGCAAACTATCAGCGTCCTGCAACCTTAACTGAGGCTATAACGAAGAATAAGGAAACCATGTTGGATATTCAGAAACGTGGTGGACTCAGAGACCTCGTAGGATGGGTAACAGGACGACTGATTGACCTTCTCTATTATCTGGGCGCCTACGATAATGCAACAGATTATCAGATTCAGTTGCTTGCTCAGCGCATCTGTACAAAGTATTTCTACATAACTCCTGCCGAACTTGATTACTTCTTCGTAGCCTTCACCAATGGCGAATACAACAAGCTCATCAACAACGGTAAAACCATCAATCCTCAAGATATTATGAGAGGATTGATAGCTTACGAGGCAGACCTGCTGAAGGAGCGTGGAAGGGTAGAGGACGAGCGCAGAAAAGAAGAAGAGCGTCTGAAAGCGATAGAGAATGCAAAGAAGCCTCATGGCATAGAGGCATGGCGAAACTACTGCAAGTCGAAGGGTTTAGACCCCGATACGCATACATTGCCGTCCGTCAGCCTACATGATGTCAACAAGGAACTGAACATTCAAAATCCTGGAAGAATGACCGACTTAAGATAAACAAACAATAAAAAATGAAAGTTATGAATACAATTCAAACAGATGTTATCATTGTGCTATCTATCCTGTGGTTGGTAGCTATAGCAATCGTCGTTGCAGACCGCATCAAATACCGCAAGTACTATTCTAGTAAAGGCAAGATGGTGGTCCTTCGCATCAACAATCCCGATGTACGGGACCGCCTCAACTCAGAGGGCTTATCTCTCTGTCAGTGTGCTTACTATAACACACACAAGTATCTCTACACCATCGAAGGTGATCGTATCTGTGGCTTCACCGAAGAATGCACCCATCTGATAGAAGATGCCATCAAAAACCATCAAGAGGTAATTGATTGTGATATTGATGTCAGTAAGTTCGTGAACGAGGTCAAGAAGTTACAACAGGAGTACGGAACAAAAGAGGAGGAATAAGTATGATAGACACAAAGGTTTTAGAAAAGATAGCACAACTTGATGATGCAGCAATACTACGACGTTTGCCAGATAATGAAAGGTCCTTCTTTGAATATGGCTTCCAGCGTGGGTATAACCGGGCTTTGAAGGATTTGTGGCATCCAAATACAGAAGAGCCAGATAAAGCCAAGAGCGATATTATTACCCTTGGTTTTGATAACGATGCTTATCTACAATTTAAAGAATCCATTCTTTGGAATGAGGAATCTTGGAGACATTCGATTAGCAGATGCCAAATCATCAAATGGGCTTATTTATCTGATATATTGCCAAAGCAGGAAGGAGGTGAACAATGAAAACATTTGTGTTTGATGTTATGCTCGACGGAAGATTTGTCTGCACATTAAAGTATAAATATTGTGCGCTCTTCCCGATAGATTTTGAAGAATTAGAGAAGTTCATTCTCAGTAAGAAACCTTCTCTGAAAGGAAAGGATTATAGAATTGCGTTTTAAATGAATAATAATATGAAAGTATTTAAGCTACTTCTTGTAAGTATTACTTATTTATTGATAGGAGTGTTAGAAGTGTACAGCTACTTTCTGTTTAAGGAAGATGTTATTGGCATATTTGCATTCCTTACTATTTGTGGTTTTATAGTAACTTTTATGTCTACAGCTACTTTCTGTTTAAGGAAGATGTTATTGGCATATTTGCATTCCTTACTATTTGTGGTTTTATAGTAACTTTTATGTCAGAACTAGATAGTAAATAAAAAGTAAAGCGTTATGGATAAAATTAGAATATTATTCCAGGAGAATATAGTAAAAATTGAATATGGAGAAGCTACTGGAAAATAGGTTTCGTAACAAATACTTTTTTAAGAAGAAAAGGTTGCTATAGTCTTGTCGTATTTATTGGTAAAGGGTTTCAATGTTCTTCTAAAGACGATTGGATTCAAACTTATAATGATGAGGTATCTCCGATTCCTCTCACTCCAGAGATTCTAGAGAAGAATGGATGGAAACTTAGTCATGGATTCTACTGGTCTCCAAATGAAGAAGGTGCAGAAGTAGGCTTATCAAGCCAAACTGGTTATGTTTGGAATGCTTATATGAGAATCTATCCATTACGTAGTGGTATCAATAGTGTCTCTGATTTACAGCACCTCCTCTTCGGTCTTGGTATTAATCACGAAATGGAGGTATAGGTAATGAGTGTAGCAACACAAGTAAACTACTGTTGTCCTTTCTACGGAAGAAAATGTTACCAATGCGGTTATTGGAATCGTAGAGGAAATGAATGTGAGATAATAACTCATCAAGACAGAAAAATTGGTGATTAACGCCTTCGGGCATAAATAGATAGAATATGAATATAGACAAATTAGAAAGAGCAAATATCTTAGCCAAGAGTTTAATTCCTAAAGTAAATGAACTCTTAAATATGTCTCCAAAATCAATGCGTAGTAGTCTTGCTGATGCTATTTGGGAGCTTTCAGAGTGTGATGAAGAGTTTAAAACCAAACTCAAGCAGATACTGAATGAAACAAAACAGAGATTTCAGAAAGAGTTTGACGAGCTTTAGTAACTAACCGTCCTTATAGGACATAAATATAAGTAATATGATTAAAAAGTACAGAAAGAAACCAGTTACCATTGAAGCTATTCAGTGGAATGGTAAGAATTTGTCTGAGATTGACAATTTTATGGGTGGAATCGTTGAAAACAAAGAAACTACCCTTGTAATTCATACCTTAGAGGGAGATATGGAAGCATCTATTGGTGACTATATCATCAAAGGTGTAAACGGAGAATTCTATCCTTGTAAGCCTGATATTTTCGCCAAGACTTACGAGGAAGTAATAGAGTAACTAACCACTCTCTCCTGCAAAAGGGAGAGGATAAAAAGAAGAGAATATGGATGCAAGTAAAATAACATTAAGTAGCTATATTGCATATCTTAAAGGTATGTATAAACGATATGGCAATATAAGTATTGCGCAACTAAAGCACATAGAAAGAAACAGAAAAAAGGAGGGTAAGCAATGAGTAAAGAAAAAGCTATTGAGAAAATACAATATGCTGTAATGCAAGTAGCTTCTGTATATGCCTGTTCTGCTATCTTTGATGAAAAGACAAAGATAATAGAAGGCAGACAGAAAGAACTTGAAAAAGCGATTATCAATTTGCATGATGCACTTAAAGAGTTGGAGAATGTGTAAGAAATGATATTTAATCAAAGTGATTATGGATAAGAAGAAAGTTAAAGAGCTGATAGAGCAGGTATTGAATTACTGCGACCAATGTTATAACCATAATTGGCAACCAAAGTCATTTAAGGAGTTTATTAAGCTAGGCAATATCTGTAGAGAAGTCATCAAGGAAATAGATAAGTCAGACTGGGTATCTGTTAAGGATGGGTTGCCACCTTATGGAGAAGAAGTTTTTGTAACAAGCAAGATGGCTCCTGATAATGTTTTCAAAAACAGAAGAGTGGAATGCACTACCGTCCCAAAAGATGATAATGACTTCATCATCTTATGGGAAGGGAGAATGGCTCGTATCACTCATTGGAAACCTATTAAGAAATTGGAGGACTAGAATATGGAGAAAATTTATAAAGGAGAAATTCAAATATTAATGCCTATCTTTCAGGCAATGATAGATGGTAAGACCATCCAAGTCAAGAATGGCAATGGTTGGATAGATATAGATGGTGACGAAGATGGCTTAAATCTTGATTCACTCATAGACTTTCAAGATTGCTATCGCATCAAGCCTAAACCAAGGTACCGTCCATTCAAGGATGCTGAGGAGTGTTGGCTGGTGATGCAGAAACATCAGCCTTTCGGGTGGATGAAGTTTAAAGATACAAAATGTGGGTATTATATGCTTACAAATGTTTCGGCTGGCGTAGGAGTTGGCATTAATGATTCTCTATTCAGTTATGAGAGAATTTTTAATGATTACACCTTTGCCGATGGCACTCCATTTGGCGTAAAAGTGGAGGAATAGATTATGATTCAAATACACAAACACGACAAGGGCGAATTGTATTCTATATACGGTTTCTTTATTGACCCCAATAAAGATGTGTGGGTTGACAAGAAACAACTTATGGAATTATACAATGAGATTAAGAAAATAAAAGAGGAGGAATAGTTATGGCAAGAGAATTTGAAGTAAGTATTAGAGTTACCATTGATTCTAAGTGCAAAGATAGTGACGATGGTATTATAGAAGCACTTGAGTATTGGGCAGATAAGTATTTTTATACACATTGTTGTAATAATGGACATATAGAGAATACTTATAGTATCGCACGTAAAATTAAATAAAAATGGAAAGTATGCACGAAGAAATTATAGGAGCAGGAGTAGCTAACTTATTTATTGAGCGAATGAAGTTAGAGGGATGGTTGCCAATTAAAGAGTATTTCAAGATGGAAAAACTTGGAATTGAGCTTGATTGGGTATTGGTTCTTACTATGGAGAATGATGGATTTATCGCAATACCAATGGTAGCAGAATATCTTGTTCCACATAAATATAGTGGGCGAAAATCTGGTTGGTATAAAGATGATATTGATAATCCAAATAGGAGAATTGACGATTGGACTAATGTCATCATGTTCAAACTTTTAGATAAGCCTTATATTGACGAAATAAGGGATTCTATTCTTGACAAATATAAAGAGTCTGAAGGTGTTACAGATACTCATGCTTATAATTTGTCTTTCAATGAGACGGTTATTAAACAATGTAAGGGAATTAAATGATTATAGCGTATGAAACAAAGAATATTAGATATGTGTTGCGGATCTCGTATGTTTTATTTCGATAAGCAAGACCCACAGGTTCTTTTTACCGACATAAGAGAATATCACGACACATTATGTGATGGACGCAAATTAGACGTACAACCCGATATGATAGCCGATTGCACTAATTTGCCATTCGAAGATGAAACATTCAATATGGTTGTATTCGACCCTCCTCATCTGCTAAAAGTAGGACAGAACTCATGGTTATGCAAGAAATATGGTAAGCTGCCCGAAAATTGGCAAGCATTCATCAACGATTCTATCCATGAGGGCATGAGGGTGCTGAAAACAAACGGAACACTCATTTTTAAGTGGAACGAGCAACAGATAAAGGTTAGTGATGTGCTAAAGGCAATCACCGATTACAAACCTATATTCGGGCACCGTACCACCATCAAGAACCAAACTATTTGGATGGCATTCATGAAATAAATAACCCACAATCCCCACCCAGCTATCACAGCCGAGTGGGGATTTCTTTTCGCAATGAAACAATCTACTTAAAACCTAAATAACCCACAATCCCCACCCAGCTATCACAGCCGAGTGGGGATTTCTTTTCGCAATGAAACAATCTACTTAAAACCTAATTAATACAACTAACAAAAATAAAAAAGTAAAATCTATACCAATCTATCTATATATTTATCTAAATCCTTTTCGTACCAAACTAGCTCGGTCCATCCTTTCCGCTTTTTACCATTTGGCAGCCTGCCTTCTTTCACAAGGCGGTCAAAGGTAGCCCTAGAAACATGAACATATCCGCATGCCTCAGCCTTGCTGATAGGCTCGTCTTTGTTGGCTATGCGGTGCAGAAAATCTAACATGAAAGCATTTTGCTGTTTGTTAGTTAAGCATCTTCCGCTCTGAATCCGCTCATGAAATTCCATCAGGAGCGAATCAATCATCTGCAGTTCTTCGCTAATCTTCGCCATAAGCTAGCACTTTTTGTTTCTATACCAGAGAGTGAACCCAATCGCGCAAGCCGCCAGTACGAACAGAAAGGCGATATAGCATCTGCCCAGCGACATCAGCCTTTGCTCGTTCTTCGTCAGTTGCCGCTCTATAGGATAAGGCACGGCTACAGAATCCCTCTTGATGATCGTGTCCGTCTTCACCTTATATATATTATGATACCGGTCCCGATAAACCACCTTATTATGGAAAACCGTATCACCCTTCTGAAAAACATATACCGAATCCTTCATGTAGATACTATCCAACTTAGCAAAAGTATCAGTTCTGCATACGTATTCAGTTCTAACAGAAGGAATCTTGATATATTCCTTCGTCTTGCATCCTGTAAATGCCAATAGGATAATTCCAATCACCAGCCCGATGCAAGCCAATTTCCAAAACCTTATGTCATACCATTTCATAAGCTATATATCTTTGTATTCAACTTTAGCGTCAAAGCAGGGCACTCCTTGATTCTCTCCCAAGGATCCACTACGCCGTTATGGTTCCTGTCGGGCGAAATATCTCTGTGCCCCAAGATTTCAGCATCCGGATATTTCTTCTTCAGCTGAGTGAGCAGAGTGATAAGCGATTTCTTCTGCTCCTCAGTTCTGTTGTCTACCGCCTTTCCCTTCTTGTTGATGCCGCCAACATAAGCCACATTGATAGCCGTAGCATTATATCCCTTCACACCGTTGCTAACCATTTCTACCGGCAGCATCTGGTGAATCCCACCATCAGCAGTAATCACATAATGGTAGCCTGGGTTATTCCAACCTTTTCGCTTAAACTCATCCCAAAGCTCCTTCACGCCCCATTTCTGAGAAGAGGCACTGCAATGAACAAAAATTCTCTTAATCAGTCTCATTTCTTCTCCTCCTTTCAGTCTCATTTCTTCTCCTCCTTTCCCTGCTCCTTTATAATCTCAGCAAAAGCTCTGGCCAAGTCTTCTTTGTTCTCCAGAAGAATGCTTACCGTCTTCTCCTGCTTCCGTATCTCAGCCTTCTGCCAGCTCTTCTCTCTTACGCTTACAAATTCACAGAACACGCAATAGCCTGCCCAAATCATAGAGAAGACAGGGAAGGGGAGAACCGTACAGGCTATCAGGTCTATGCAGACCGTCACCATGAAGGGAGAGAAGTATTTCCTCGCCTTGTCGCAAGTCTTCTTGAATCCTGTACTTGTCGTAGCCAGTCCGTTTTCTTTCGCTTTCTTGATGCCAAAGAACAGGTCCACGCCCATAGAAATGATAAGAGCACCCATGCAGATGGCAATAACCAATGCCGATCTGTACAGGTGCTCTTGTAAAAATGTATGTACTATCTCTGCCATATATCATTATTTTTGATTAATGGCTACAAAGATAAAAGGCTTTTCAATAGCTTTTGCCGTGTTCCAACTTAGCTGTTCATGTACCACCAGATTTTATCTGTAGGGTGGTTTGTCGATTCGTCACAGAGGAAACTGATAGCAAGTTCCGAAATCCTTTTTCTTGTGGTGTCTTTGTTCTTCGACCATTTGCCAACCACGTCTATATGGTCAGCATACATCTTATTCATCGTTACCGCAAAATCCCAGAAGTTGTAGTCCGGTATGTTCCATGATAACCTTTCATAGTCCTCCTTCAACTCATCAAACCCGAAGTAAGGAGCATACTTTTTGTGAACATCATCATCAAAATAATAGATGTTGGCGATGCAGGCTCTGCCCAGTTGCTCGTCAAAGTGATGCTTTCTTTCCATCCAGTAAAGAAGATTCCTCTGCACAATCCTCTCTTCTTCCTCTGTAAACCCACACTCATCGTTTCTTAGCATCCCAAAGGCAGATTCTGCTATTCGATAGAGCGATTTTGATAAATCCATAAGCGTAAAGCATTAAAGTGAATATGATAAACACATGGTGCATCTCCAGCTGCTCGGGAGTGATGAGCCAGTGCTGATAATACAATCTGATAGCGTTGATACCAAAGAAATAAAAGAACGGAATGCGATAAATCCAGCAGTATCTGAAAAAGAAACTAACCGGAATCATGGATAAAGGCATATAGATATACGCCAGTATGTAAATCCAGATGATGCAGTTGCCGCTATAGTTGGTATCTATTATGGTAGGTCTAGGGATAATGCCCATAGTCCCATACGCCGTACCAATGACCTAACATCAATGGTATGGGTGCCCACTTTGCTAGAAGTTCATAGAACCTCCAAATCTTCCTACTCAATAAGCCTTCCATTACTAAGGCTTCCTCCTCTTTCGAGAGAGGTGATTCCTGTTTTGTTCTCATTTTGTTATGATTTTATGGCTTAATCTTACCTTTTGTTAACTGTTTCTGAGGTTTGCATCTCATTTTGTTGCAAAGTTAAACTTTTTCTTTCGTAACACCATGAAAACCAACATAATATTAAACTTATTTAAATCTTTATGTGCTTATTTGGTCATATTCTAAATAATATGTATATTTGCAACATCTTAATGTAGCATTTATATGGCAAGAGCAAATTACGAATTGATTGACAGACAGAGGGATGATCTGATGAAGGCGTATCGGGAGATAGCTCCTAATTGCCATTCCCAACAGGAGCTTGGGAAAAGGTGGTCCATTCTCCTGCTCCCAGATACTATGTTTCTCCCAAAAGAGCTTGGGATATACTCCGCAGAATGGCAGTCGGTGATTTCTCAAAGGTGGATAGCATGAAGCCGATTCGGCAGAAGTTATACTATACTCTCTTCAATAGGATGAACGAAATGACGCAGCGCAAGGAGTTCGTAGGCAAATCTTTATGGTTTATATGCCAGTTCCTTGTTTCTGAGCCTGCCCCCGAGTTCTTTATCCAGCCAAGTAATCTCAAATTCATTTTCGCTTACTATAAGAAATATGGGAAAAATTACAGAGAAATGGACCTTCGTAAGAAGAAACTTTCGCACAAAGCTGGTGCTTAGCATCATCTGCATCGTTCTGTGTACTTGGCACGTCGGTTTCTATCCCGGTTGCCCTTGGCAGAATCATATCCTGTATAGCTTCTTCCACGCCAACGGCTTTCATCTTTCCGTAAACCTGCTGGTGCTTTGGCAGATAAAGAACTATATGAAACCAGTCACTTCTCTGGCTGTTGCCTCTGTCGCTAGTCTGCTGCCCATGTATGTTAGTCAGCCTACAATGGGGCTTTCCGGTTTCCTGTTCGCATCCTTTGGTTTGATGTGGGGTAAGACAGGACGATGGAAAGAGGCATTAAAGAAAGCGATGCCGTTCATCCTGTTCACAATGATACTGAGTAATGTGAACGGACTTCTCCATCTTTACTGCTTCGTATTAGGCTACATCGTAGCGTATTGCATAAATAATATCAAAAACAGATAACACACATATAAAGAGAATCATGTTTTAAAAAATGTAATTTTAGATAATTTTAAAGGCGACCACTCGTGATGAGCAGCCGCCTTTTTCATGTTATCATAAATTAGCGCGTATGAAAGAATTATCTCATTTTGTCTTCTCGTCTGCTTTGTACCTCTACTATACTTCCAGCAAAGGCATCAGCAGCCTTGAAGTTCTGCAGCGTGTACTTGAAAGTAAAATATTTCCAAGCTTGCCGCCGACGCTTGGCAGCTTGCACCAGTGCTTGCAGTCGTTGCTTCCGTATATCTCCAGCCCAATCGTACCTTCGTCCGAATCAAACAGATGCTTCACCGCTCTCAGCGATTTCAACGTCATGCTGCCGCCCAGTTTCAAAGGTCTGGTAGTAAATGATCCGCTATAGCTTTCCGTATCTTCGTTGATGTCTGGCTTTCCTGTCAACGTGTAGATAGACATGGCAATATCCTGCACAACGTTGTCCGGATAGTCGTTTGCTATTTTGTCAATAGGCGCATCTGCTACAGACATGCCGAATGTTCCGTCTACCATATTATATATATAGTATATCTTCTCATTCTCATCAAAGTCCTGTTCTCCCGATTCATTCTCAAACCAACCTTTACTCTTTTTGTATATTCTCAGCAGCGAATCTCTATAGTCATAAGCTATAATGCAATTCTTCAAGAAATCCAAGAAACTTTCTGTCTGTAGCTTCTTAAAGTTCTTTGGAATCTTCCCGCTCATTGACGTGCTTACGCATTTTGCGGTACCACCAGATATAGCCATAAGTCCTTTGTCAGATGTAAAGTATACAAGCCTGTCTGTTGGCGTAATACTATCCGGATTGTTACATACTTCTCTTGAAATAGGATGAACGCTTCCATAAAGACCTTCTGATGTTACGCTCATTGCGTATATTCCTTCATCAGTAAACACTAAAAGAGGATATTGACCGAACTGTCCCTGGCTCACTGCTTCCGTGTTGGCAACTATTCCTATTATCTTTCCTGTACCTATCGTATTATCGCCCGATGCCTCGAAAACAAATGGATTGTTTACGACAGAAGTAAATATCTGTGAGTTTAAAACCTCAGGAACATTCATGTTTTTTATCTTTTCCAGAAGCTCTTCTTCTGTTATAGTTTCAAAAGTTGCATCGCCGTCTTTTGAAGGAAGGTTGGTAAAAGAATAAGCTCCGTTCAGAAAAGGGTGTTCTGTTAGAGGTATGTTCAGATACTTGCCAGAGCCGTACAATATGATTTCTTTTGCATTAGGATCCGGATAATAAAACCAGCCACGCAAGAAAGAGTCACTTATGCCTATTACTCTCATAGTCCAGGTATCAACCCAATTTGATACAATATGCGTATACATTATATAATTATTATCGCTTGCTAAACCTTCTCTTCCGACGAGCTTTTTGAAACCGGCAAAAGGGTAGCGCTCTACATCATAAAGGTGTAGGCGGTTATTGTAAGTATAAATCTTTTTTGAGGTAAGCTTTGCCCAGCTATAGTAATCGTCTACTTTCAGTTGGCTTTGTGTAGACAGGTTGCTTACTACTCCGTCTGCAATGAATGTCGGCTGCCCGTAATGTGTTCCGTTCACAGAGTAAAGCCATTCTCCTCCTTCTCCTAACCCATTCGTATTGATTCCGACAGAGAATAATTTATAGAATTGCGTCTTACCTTTCAGCTCTTCTATTATATCTTGGTCCGTTTTGTACGTCGGCTGTATCTCGCTATGAGGAATAATTTTCGAAGGGATGTCATAATTAAATACATCTTCTTTGTATGATGAAAATCCATAGTTTGCAAATGGCTTTCTATGGGTGTCGTTAGGAGATAAAAAACGCCAGCCTTTACTGATTTCGAACGGAATAACCTGTTCTGTAGCAAAAACGACAATCTCCTTGATGATGTCTTTCCAATCTTCGCTTATCGAACCGAATTTAAATCTAAGCTCACTATATTCAATAAAGTAGAAAATGCTTTCTGTACCAGTCATTTGATTTAAATCGTTATAGTATTTGTTTTCAAATGTTGCTCCACTAAATCGGCAATTTCTGTTTACAGTAGGATAGCAGATGATAGGAGCTGTTATTTTCGTATAACTTCCATCATATAGCTTGAATGCACACCTGATAAAAAAAGGAAACGCAAACATATTCTTGCTTTTTACCCAATTAATCGCCTGCATCACATGACCCTGTACGGTTTCCTGGAACTCATTGTAATATTTTGCACCATTAGTTCCATCTGACTTAATCCAAAAATAATGGAATTGACCTGTTTGGATCATGCCACTAGGTTCTGTTCCTCCTTGTTTTATAAATGCTCCGTTCGCATCATAATACATCGTCTGGTTTGCCGTATTGTCAACGCAGTTGCTTACATTCATGAGAGTTCTGTCGTACTCGTCTGGTCGAAACGAACCTGCATAACTCGGTTTCTCGAAAGAAAACTGATATGTTAGTTCAGGAAAATCTTTCAGAAACTTGTAGGTCTTAGACTTGTATACAAAATAGTACAACCCGCCACTTGTAGTAACAACCACCGTATTACCTGAGCTATTTACATCATAGATTTCAACATCTATTTCGAATGATTGCCATGGCCCAGACTCGATAGTTCCATCCTCTTTACTTTTAGCAAAGATAATTTCATCTTTTTCGTCTTTATTGTATTTGCTTTTTTGGTTGAGCATGACGTATGTTCTGTAATCAGCGCCTTTGTGAATATATAATATAGGTCTGCCGTTTGTTACATATTTGGGTTTCTGTACCGCCTTCATTTCCCCATCCTTAAAGATAAATCCGTCACTCTCCAGCAGTTCAGAATCATCTGAAAGCAAGTCGCTAGGCACATTCGTCATGCCCTTGCTAAAGCTCAAAGTTTGTCTTTCTAAGTTTCTTTCCATAATAATTCAACATTTAACATTCAACACTCCCCCTAAATTTTCGCCGCCGTATGAACACCATCACCACCACGGCTTATTCTTTCCGCTTTCTTCCAGCTAGGCTTCTCCATGTCCGTAAGACTTACAAAGAGACCGATACCGGTACTCATTACCACATCATCATGGTTTCCGTTACCAACGATGTTACCCAAGCTGCCATCATCATGTCGCTCATAGATGCGCAACTCATGATACATTTCCTTGTCTGGCTCCTCATACAGGTTATCATCAATAAACTCTTCCAAGTTATCAATCACCTGTTGCTTCGTCAGCTTGTTGGTTTGGAAACCATACTTCGCCAGTACGTTGTCTTCCACATTCTCCGAACTGCTCGTTCTCTGATACAGATTATCGTAGTAGTCGGCAATCTCCTGCAGAATAGTCAGAAAGTGATCACCCTCCGTGTTATTGTTCTTCTCTCGGTCGGCCGTATTACTCTCTATCACCAGAAGCGCATCATCATAATAATGGGCTAGGGCAGCAGCCATCCATGCCAGCTTGTCATGTCTTACATGTCCTCTGTATCTAGCTACTACCTTTGGCTTGCCCTTCACCGTAGGATCATACCGAATCGGTCTATCACGGTCATAACGGTATAGTCCGATGTCGTACTCTTACCGCCAATATCCACGCTCACCAAATATCTGTTCTCCACTTGCAGACAGTTTGGCACAGCCCAAATCTTCAAGTCTCCCTCTCCATCGTCTCTCAGCTTCACCTTCGAGTTCGGAATGGTATTATCATCCTTCACGCTGATGTTCACTACGATGTCGGCAGTAAACTTAGGGTCTTGCTTATACATAGCCTGCATATCGTCTATAGAATAAGGATTGAATACCAGTCTGCCAGAGTTTCTGAACGCATCTTCCTCATCAATAGGAGCCTCGGTAGCACATGCCGCATGGGTAGTAAACTTGTTTCTGTAGTTTCTGTACCATTCTATCGCCTCAAAGCAGGCACCCTTCTGCCACATTCGCCAGAAGAACTTGCCGGTCTCACGATAACCCTTCGGACAGGTGCTTCGGTCTCTGTTCTGCAAAAGCCACTTGGCAAATGCTCTTCTGTTCTCTACAGGAGTCATATCCTTTTCGATGAAGAAACAAGGAATAAAGAGGAACGAATAAGCATCATTATTCTTTGGGTCCATGGCCAACTGGCACTTGTCGTAGAAGAAACCAGAGTTACCTCTACCGGTACTCTCGAATATCTCCACGTTGTCTTCCAATGGGTCGATACCACCGGAGATAGATGAAATCACACCCTCAGGATCATGCTCTGGTGTCTTCTTCCAATAGGCTACCTCCGAATAGTGGGCGCAGTGGAAGTTACTACCACGCACAGAATCGAAGTTCTCGAATGATGCTACAGTCAGCGTACTTCGTCTGATTGCCTTCACACCATCCGTTACCTGAAAGTCGTCGGGAGAATTTTCGTATGGCGAGAACTGGAGTTTTGCGCCCTGATGCCCCACGGTCCACCCCGGCTGCCGCTCCAAAGCTTTTCGGTACATAGCCTTAATCTTCTTGGCGGTATTCTTCTGTTGGGCAAGCACAATAGCATTCCAACCATCGCGCCTGTAGTCTTGAATCCATTTGATGTAAAGCTGTGATAGGGTAGAGCCGCCCCACTGACGTGCCTTCAGAATAACCACGAACACCGGTTTGTGGGCATTCCGCAGGTCTTCCATAATCTTCAGTAGCTTTCTCTGAGGATAGTTCAGCTTGAAAGGAATCATCTTACCGGTCTTCTTATCCTCAATCTTATCGGTCACATATAGGGCAAACTCGGGGTCTTCCATGAACCTCACTCTGCAGATGGCAAAGGTAAGCATTTGGAAATGCTGGGCATCATCCTTCTGGTGCAGCACGTAGTTGATGTAGTCTTTCAAACTGCCCATCTTTCTCAGACCTCTGAACAGAACAGATTTGGCAGTCTTCTTCGGAACCCACATCTTGGGAATGAAGAAATCGGATAGTTCTATCAGCACACGATGCTCAAAGTTATAGCATCCTTCGCCTGTCATAGGGTCGTAGGTGCCATAAATCTCATCGTATCGCTCCTGATTTTCCGCTACGAGATTATCTATTTCCTGTTCAGTTACTAGAGCCATCCGTTAAATCGTTTAGTTCTTCGAAATCTGCATCCTGTATCTCGGGTGCTTTGCTTATATCCAGCACGTCTGCCTCGTCTTCGTCCTCTACGGTTGTCATACCGAGTGCCATAAGCTGCTTGAAGTCTGCATCTATTCCGTGGGTAACGCTTACTTCTGTCTGCTTTGGTATCATGTGCTTGGTAAGGTCTTTGTAGATGGTGACGTATGTCTTAGGATCATACTCTGCCAGTTGGTTCATACAATCCTCAAACTGCTCTTGGCTCCTTGCCAGCCAGTCACGTATATATTCCTTTTGGGCACTCTTCCTTGCAGGGAGAAGTTTCTTTACCTTCTCCTTCTTCTCTTTCTGTATCTCCCTTACAGACTTAAATCCATACATTTCAAAATCTTCCATACGCTCGCTTTTTATTATCCGAAGGGTTTCAGAGTATGAATCATGCTGCCCGGCTTGGTTGAGTTGGCGCAGTCTATGATGTCTATCTCCAGTTCGTCCAGTTGGTTCATCTGGTCTATCGTCAGAGGGTCCTTGCTCGTCAATGTGCGCATAAAGTATTCGTATAGCGCACCGGTCACGATATAGTCGTGTATCAGCTTGACGAGTGCATCATATTTAGTATCATCCCAGTAGTCGGGAAATTTCAGCCATATCTCCTTCTCATCCCATTCTCTCAGGGCATTATCTCTTACCCTTCCTTCTGGTTTCATCACATAGGCAGACAGATTCGCTTCCACCTTATTAATATACTTGTCAAACCAACGGTAAAAGAGCGGACGTTCCTGATCGTTCTCGCTTGTCGGAATGTCTTCGCCTTGTGCGTCCTTCATGTTCCGTCTTGCGCGTCCTACCATGTTGGTGTTTGCATCAATATCATACCAGAGTTGTGTGGCATAGATAAAGATGTGCTTATCCCAATAGCCGTGCCCTGCTCTTCGTGGCTTCGGCAAGAAGGATTTGGCTCGGGCTCCATCCTCTCTCTCGGATAAAATGTGTTGGGTGTAATTTGTTAAACTCCATCTTATACCTCCTTTGCTACGGTTGCTTCTACTTCTACTTCCAGTTTGTCGCTGTGTCTGGAGAACAGAGTGATGATTGCTACACCTGTATTGATAGGCTTCAGCCAGAAAGCATGTGGCTCCTTACTTCTGTGTACTTCCAGTATACTAGGGTCGCTGCTTCTTGCCTCAATATCATCAATGGTTCCTTCATCAATAGAGTAGGATAGGGTAACTTCCATATCGTCAATACGTATGGCTACAGCTCCGTCCTCTTCGCTTCCGTCCACCTTGGCGGTCAGATGTTGTGTGTAAGGAACAGTAGGAACTGCCGGACCGCTCAGAACGAAACATCTTCTGATGCTCTGCTCGTCAATGGCGAGTGATGCTTGGTAAATCTCAGCCTGTTTCAGATTCGTGGTTCTCGTCCACCATTGGAAGGTCATGTAGTCTTCCACATACTTTGCCACCAGTCGGGCAAGTGTATCGGTCAGCGTTCCGTTGCATCTTCGTGAAGCGTTGATGGTAAACTCTACCACATCATCCGTCTTGTTGCCGTAATAGATGATGTTGTCTCCTATGGTCTGTGCGTTCGGCACAAGATACTCGGCAAGAATCGTCTTCACAATCTCCAGCGAAGTATCGAAGTCATGCGTCAGCACTCTTTCGTGTACTTGGTCGTCGCCAGCAGCCTCGTTAAAGCCTACTTTTGCAGCATTGTTGTCTGCCGCAGTATCTATCTTTGCTTTCAGGTAGGTTGTTGCCTTTACCGCTTCAATCACTACCGATTTGATGATTTGAAATTTTATGATCATATCTTTTCCTTTTTTAGTCAATGATTACTTCTCCTGTCATGTCTGCCAGGCTCATGTTTCTACTTGCCGGTGGAGTCTTGTGATAAATCAGCTTAATGGCAGCTGCTATATGATTAGCCATGTCCTCCGCATACTTCTTGGCTAGGTCTGGTTCTGTCATTCCCAACACAGCATTCGATACATAGGCTATCAAATACCCGATGAAGTTGCCTTCAAATGGAACGGTAATACCGTCTTCTCCGTCTGCCCATCTGCTGTTTTCGAACTTAATAACCATCGCGTCTCCGTTCTTGTAATAGGTTACTTGTGGTGCCAGCTCTGCTACAAATGTTTCTGCCGCAGCGTTGATATACTGCTTCATGATACCTTTCTCTTCCGAAGATAGGGTGGTCTTGGCAAACATCGTATCGCCGTTCTTATCTTTCAGGCGTTTTCCGATGAGAGCGAAGTGTTTGTTCACCTCACTCATCACCTTCTCCATTTCTATCGTTATCTGTACTTCCATACCTTATGCTGCTCTGTTATATCCTAATGCACTCTGTGCCTGTGCTACCGCATTCTGGTCTGCACCCTGCACAATTCCGTTCTCTACCTTACCACCACCTTGCTGCATAGCCATTGCCTGTTGCTGCTGATACATCTGTTCGAGCTGAGCCTGCTGCTCCTGTACGCTGGCAAGCAACTTGTCTGCAAATGGTGCGTTGAGGTTCTGCAGATATTGGATGATGTTGATGCCGCCCATTTCAAGAAGCTTGTCAAGCGTATCGTTTTGCATCGTGTTGAAGGCTGCTGTAGCTGCTGCATTCTTGATGCTGATCTTGAAGTGTATATCTCTTGCCGAAAGGCGGTCGTAGTAATATATTGCATTGAAGTTCCGGTCGTAAACCTTTCTTCCGTCTTCGTAATATTGCTGGATAGTCATGCACTTCTTGGTTGCCAGCTTCTCCGTAAACACGTCCATGTCGGCAAGGATGGTATACATAGACGTGGTTGCGTTCTGGCTTTCCTGTGCATATCTCGCTGCCGAAGTTCCTGCCGATGGAGTCTTACCCTGCAAAGCACCGCTCACGTTGGTAACCTCTCGAATCAGGTTCAGCTCTATCTGCAAGAGTTCATTTGTACCGATGTTCACGGCATTCGATGTGATAATTTCAGGTTTCGCATTCGGTGTCTTTACCGATGGCTTGTAGAATATCCATCCGTCATACTCTACCGCCTCCTCCATAAACTGCTCTGGTGTTCTGCCGTTAAGCACATTCGTAGGAATCATCTTGAATCCCTTGAAACTGCTTCTGATAGCCATGTCGTTCATAACAATCAGTCGGTTGATGTATCGCTGCTGGTCTATGATGTTGGCAAGGAACGGATGAATTTCTCCGTTGATATACGGATATAGCTTCATAGTGAAAGGATGGCTCTTATAATCGTATGGAGTTTCGCCCTGGCAGAGGATAGTTCCGTCTGGCGCCATGTAGGTATAATACCAGTACTTATCTGCAATCTCTTCGCTGGTGATATACGCCCTGTCTTCTTCCGCTATACCCATTTCGTCATACTGCTGCTTGCGCTTCATATTGTCGTTGCGCAGCTTCTGTATCATCGCAGTATCATCCAAATCTATGCGGAAGTAAGCACCGGTTCCTGTGGTCGCAATCGGGTCAAAGCATTGCAGTCTTGGCTTGGTTTCCGTGGTCCACACCTCAATCACTCTAGAGTAATGTCTTCCCTTGTTGCTATGGTCAAAACTGAGATTCTCCAACGCCTTCTCTTCGTTAAACTCATAGCCGTAGCTGTTATCGTCCGAAGGATAAATATCAAAGATGGCGTTCAGATCTTCTTCTGTAAGCCCATATTCCTGTTTGGCAAACTTCTGATACAAGTCTTCTCGGCTCACGTCATGTAGTACACCGATAAGGCTCACGTCGTTGTGTCGTGTATCGCTGCCGCATTCAAAAAACATGTGGTCTGGTTCCATCGCGTCTGTCCATGAGTCGGGCATTTCTAGTTCCTTCGCCTCCCAACTCTCCCTGACAAACATCTGACCGCCCATAAGATAGTCCTTAATAGCGTGGTTCAGCACATCTTGCATGTACGTTGTCTGCCAGTTGCATTGCATCGTCGCACTCATCATGTCGCTCAGTTGTCGGGAGTCGCTATCTCTTGCAAAGCAGACCGGTTCCGTTCCCTGCTTGGCATAAAGACCGGCAATAGATTCCAGTATGCTCACCATGATGTTGTTGCTCATAGGTGTCTGGTTGCGCCTCTCCATATAGGTGCGCTCTGTCATTTCCTCCCAGTAGCCATGATGGTATACTCTGATGGTGTCGCTCCATTGGTCGCCCATACAGTAGCGCATCGTTCTCGCCCTCGTTTCTCGCACACCGCTCAGGTTATTCCAAGCATTTCTGCATCGGCTGAGTAACTCCTCGTCCTTGCCGTGTTCTTGTCTTCGCTTGCGAGCCTTAACCGAGTCATACTTGTTATGTTGAGGCATCACTTTGCTAAGTGTCAGTATTCTTGCCTTTGCCATTTTCTTATACATTATTAATTATAGGCGCAAAATAGGCAAAAACATGGCTTTCTTTGCCGTGTTCCAACCAACCACCAAGCGCAAGGTTGGAGCACGGCAAAACTTCTTCGAATTATTTGCATTTTTGCCGAAAAGTTTCAAACAGTATTATAGAGATATGACAAAAGAAGAATTAGCACAGATGAATGAGGAAGGTGGCGCACAACAGGCTCCACCTGCTGAGGCTGCTACAGATGAAACGTCTGTAGATGAGCGCCCTAATCGTACAGCTTTCTCCAAGCGTTTCTCCAATCGTCACTCCGACATCGACTTCGAAGACAAGGAAGCTCGTTATGCGGCAATGAATGATGATGCTGATCTGCTCGGACAGTACGAACAGAGCGGTAAGGCATTGTCTAAAGTATTCGATAAGCACAAGTGGCTCGCTGCTCTGGCGATGGATATGGATAAAAATCCGGACGACAATCCGTTTGATGCGATGGCTCGTTTGGGTATTGACGTGAAGACGTTGCTTGATGATCCTGAAGGCGGCAAGAAACTCGCTGAGATTCTCGCCAAGCATAACAAGGACGTGGCTGAACAGAACGAGGCTGCCGAGAAGGTTACTGCCAACATGCGCAAGTCGCTTGAACGTCTGATGAAGCTCTATCCCGATGATGCGCAGGATATGTGGTCCCAGATTTACGAGATTCACGACAAGGTAGAGAGTGGCGATATTTCAGATGATATTTGGAAGATGCTCCACAACGCCAACAACTACGATTCCGACATCACTTCGGCGCGCGACGAGGCGGCTATGCAAGCCCGAAACGAGAAGATTCAGAATAAGGTGCGCTCTTCCGCAAACGAGGGTATTCCTCCTTCACTTTCTAGTTCGGGTGCAGGAAACGCACCAGCTAAGAAGAAAACTAAGAAGAGAGCATCCAGTTTCTTTGATGATATAGGTTAACACAAGATTATTAATCCATAAATATATGTATAAAATGAAGAAAATTTCAAATTATTTTTCTAATCGTCAGTTCATCTTTAAGATGATTCTGATGCTTCTTGCAGTTGCTACAGGCGGTGGCGCAATGGCTGTTGGTGATGATGTTGAACCTGATTTGAACGAGCCGGGTTCTAAGCCAGCAACAACCGAAGAGACAGCTGCCAATGAGCAGGTAGATAAGGATAAGAACGACATGCTTGCCCCTGGTGGTAAAGCTGCTGGTCAGTCTTTGACTGGTACGCAGGCTTCTGCTACACAGATGGACCGAGGCGGTCTTGAAGAGGAAGACTGGGACACGGGTGAGACCAAGTTCCGCCCATATCATACACCTCTCCTTTCTATCGTCAAGAAGTTTACCACAACTGTTCCTTGTACTGGCTACAAGAAGAAACACGCACGCTATGGTGGTGAGACCTTGGACGGTGAGGTTACACAGCCTATTGCTACTGGTGCTTCCATCAAGCTTACCAAGACAAACTTCTCAGGCTCTTTGAAGCCATTCTACGAGGGTTCTACTGCTATCGTTCCTACCGTAGCTGGTTACAAGCGTGGCTCTACTACAGTTCGTGAAGGTCGTTTGGTTCTCTTTGTTACCAGCGCCAATAAGTCAGGTACTGAGGTTACCTTGCAGGCTATCAATGGTAAGGCTAATGAGGAGGGTGCCGATTGCGAGTTCTTGGAAAACATGACTTGCCCGAACATTCCTGTTGGTACAGTTATTTTGGCAGCTTCTACAGCTCTCTCTGAGTCTCAGATGAAGGTTCCTGCTGAGAACTACCAGCCACGTTCTGCTGATGTTTATCTCCAGAAGCGAGCATTCTCTATCGTCTTCACCGAGGACTTCGAGACCATGAAGAAGAAAATTCCTCATACAGTGAAGGATATGAAGGAAGATGCACTCAACAAGTACAAGATGCGTGCTGAGCGTTCTTATTGGATGGGTACCAAGGCTCGCATTCACTCTACTACCAATGACGGTGCTGATGAGTACACCTACTTCGCAGAGGGTATCTTGAATCAGCTGACTAACCAGTATGGTATCGGTGAGGTTTACAAGTACGAGGATTTGACTGCTATCAGTATGTTGATGTTCACAGACTTCTCTGAGTCTGACCACATCTATATGTTCTGTGGCAAGAACGCAATCAAGCGCCTGATGAACATTGAGATTCCAAAGGGTCGCACAGAGGTTCTTTCTACTCACAAGGAAATCGACATTACTTTCTCTCGCTACGTTGACAACTATGGTACTATTGATTTCGTTTGGGATCAGACTCTTGACATGATGCACATGGAAGACTGCATGGTTGGTATGGACTTGAAGGGTGCTCGTCACTACGTGAAGGAGAAGGGTAAGGATAAGACCAATGACATGAGCAAGGATGGCTACGATCCACGTGAGGCTAAGCGATACATGCACATTGAGGCAGATTGTATTGCTCTTCGTGGCTACAACTCTATCTTGGTTGGTCCAGAGGCATTCATCACTAACCTTGGTGTTACTGGCATCGTGAACAGCATCATATCTCTGAAGACTCTCCCTGATACTGCTGCTAAGGGCATGAAGGTGGCTTTAACAGAGGATTACACCAAGGATGAGACAACCTACGAGAAGGGTAAGGTTTATGAGTACGATGGTACTAAGTGGAACTTGTATGCCGGCATGGACGTTGCTGCATAAGGCATCTTTTTCATCTTTAATATATAAAATCACGCAGAGGGGCAGGAGTTAATAGCCCTGTCCCTTTGTTATTAAAATACAAAATAATGATTAAGACATATAGATATAACGAGCTGTGTAATAATGTAAGCCTTACGATTTCCGGTGCTGGCGGTAATTCTATGCGCTACAACTTTACTCATGGCAACACTTACATGCGCAAATGCCCAGAGCTTACTCTTCGCAACAAATATGCGCAAGACCTTTTGGATAACCATGAATTGGTAAGGAGCGGAAAGGTTACTTGTATTCGTACAACTCTTGAAGAGTCGGATATTGTGCAGGAAGAGGAGCCTGTAAATGAGCCGGCAAAGAATACTACAAAAAAGTCACAGAAAGAGGAGGTAACAGGTATCCGTACATCAGAAGAAATTATTAATTACATAAACAACCGTTTTGGCAAGGATTGCAGAACTCTTGAAACTGCTATGAAACATGCAGACAAGGCTGGTATTATTTTCCCTGATTACGGCAAGGAGTAATATATATAATAAGGTGTAAATGAGTATAGAGGAAATCATAAAGGCAGTACGTTGGTGCATAGACGAGGAATCCAACAACACATCGGAAATCACCGATGAGAAGGATGATTTGTATATGGACAACATCATCAAGTCGAAGATAAACGATGCGCTGCATTGGATAGCCATTACTGCTGCATCTTCGCCTGTTCTGTCCGATTCCAAGAGTATAGGCTCGACTTCCGACACAATTCAGGTGTCCGATTTTGATTCTAATCACAACATCGGTGTTATCACCATGCCTTCCAATATGGAGATTATTACCATCAACCGCATTCGTGGCGCTTCTTGGTATAAGGCAGTCACCCCAGTAGAGGACACCGATGATGAAGCTCTTATGATGTACGACGATACCGCCAAGGGTACCATTGATCGCCCACAGGCTGCCATCATGCGAGAGAATCCAATCAAGATCCTCATGCAGCCCAAGACTTCAACGGCGGTCATTACCTATGTGGGCGTATCTAAGTCTGTGAGCACAGACGCTTCCACAACAGATGTTTCCATTCCGGACAAACTAAAGAATGCTTTCATCTATTATATCGCCTTTCTGCTCCTCTCAGCCTACGATGATACCAAGGCTAGCCAGATGTACACCATCGCCCTGCAACAGCTAGGCGTAAATCAAACCTCAAAATAAAGACGATATGGAGAATGTAACAGCCACATACGATGCCAATGAACTTGCGTGGGTAACTCCAATCCTTACTCTTCGCCGTGATATTTTTCTAAGAATCACGCTAAGGGAAAAAGGAAAGGTGGTTATCCGTCAGTCAGATGATAAGGGGAATTTCCCTCGCGTCCCGATACGTCGCCACAAGGACACCCGGTCCTTCGAGTTCCGTATCTCGGTTATTCCCGATACCGTCCAAATTCAAATATTCACTTCTACAGAACCAAAAGAAATAAAATATGCCTACATTTAGACAAGATGAAAAGCTTGGAACGAAGGTGCCGCTGATTAAGACAGCCGACTTCAACGACAAGTCTGTCACAACAGAGAAACTTGCCGAAGGTTCTGTTACTAATTCAAAGTTAGCACCAGAATCCGTTACACAGGATAAGTTCGACAAGGAACTGCTTCAAATCTTCAAGGCGGCAGCAGGTCTTCCTGAAAATCTCATCGAGACGATACAGAATGTAGATAGCACGCTTGTAGATCATCAGCGGCAAATCTCTTCTAATGATGAAGATATTTCCGACCTGCAAACCAAGACCAAGCAAATCAAGGACACCGTAGATGGCATAGCTGTCAGTGGTGGCGCATCTGTAGGTTCGGCAGTAACCTACGACAATACTCAGAGCGGCCTTGATGCTCTAAACATTCAGAATGCCATTGATGAACTTGTTAATAATCTCGGTCACTACGAAACCAACGAGGAGTGGTTGCGTGCCTACACAGATGCAGAAAACAAGTTCCTTTGGGGTATCCGTATAGATGGCAGCATCGACTGGCAGTCGGCATTCCTCGTCCTATCCAGAAGAAAATAG